TACAGCATCTAGATTTGTTGTCCCGTCTACGTCGATGTTTCCGCTAATGTCTAACGAAGCAAATGTTCCAACGCCTGTGGTTGTTAACGAGGACGCCCCATCGTTAATAAATATATCTGCGACTGTGGCTGTGACAAAGACAACCGCCGTGCCACTAAGCGATATAGCGCTGTCTGAATTAGAGCTTTCAGTAACTGAGCGAGTAAGTGTTGTGCCGCTTGACGTATATGTCCCACTGCCAATTTCAAAATTAGTTCCATCTTCTATCGCATATCTAACAGTTTGACCGTTAGTTATTCCAGCACTAGCGAAAGTCTGGTAGCCTGTTGCAGCACTGCCCAAGGTAATCGTTCCAGTACCCGTGGTACTGGTAGACATTTTTGCACGATTTCCTAGAGATATTGCCATGTTATGCTATCCGTATAATTGCGCTACTCGCGTCAGCGGCGGGAAAAACGATGGTGAAGTCCCCAGAAGTAGCACCTTTATCGGCTCCAAAGTCTAAAACACAAACAGATGGATCACTTGTCGCCGCTTCGTTAAAGATTAACGCACCGCGCACCGAAGAGATTGTTACGTTAGAAAACACCTCATCAGCAAAGTCGGTCAGAGCCGTTGTGCCGCTAGTCGTTGGCGTCACGCTGGTTAAAAAATTACCTTTGGCCGTGTAATTTGTTCCCGTTATTTCATTGCTACTTGTGTAAGCAGTGGTAGCCGCAGTAAAACTTGCGCTGTTGGTATAAAGCGCCAATTTAAAAACGTTGCTTGCCGCTGTGAAATTATGTGTAGCTGTCATTAATTCTTTTTTAAATGAAGTACACAGGAAGTTGCCTGTAAAAGCCATTACATTTTCCTTATATATTCGGCCAACGTAGGATGACCAGCTTCTTTTATTGCATTATATACCGTAGTACGGTCACTTTGGATAGCCTGTTTCATATAGATAACCAGCAGCTTTTCTATACTGTCGCGGTACGCGATAGCTTGGTCGCGTAACGCAGGGTGGGCATCTTCAGAAAAGGCAACGATCTTACCTACGCAACGGTGCGCCACTTCTTCTGCCGTAAACCCGCGATTATCCGTTGTTTCAACCTCAACCTTAAACTCTCCAAAAGTCATGTTGTTCATTGTTTCGCCCTAACTATCTGCCCTGTGCGGTACTCATCTGTAACCTCTCTTGATTCTCCTAGCATCTTTAGGCCCATAATAGCTTCTCCGAAACGTTTCTCATACAAAACTTGCAAGTCCTGTTCGCCTTTCATAAACACATAGGCTTCCATTAAGCTGCCATATAGCAATGCGACTTCTGCGTTTTCACTAAGCCATGACTCTGTGGTATCTGACCCAATTGAAGATATTATGCCCGTAGCTCCTGTAACGCTGCCTGTAACTGTTTCTCCCACAACATAATCACCGCTTGGAATTACAACAGTTAGAGTTGTAGAAGACGGGACCAAATCAACTCCGCTTGATTGTCCGCTAGTCGATCCTGTAATTGTGTCTAATGAGCTGAAAGTCCCAGAAACGCTGGTCATTGTTAACGTAAATGCACTAATAGTCAGGCTTGCTGGTCTGTAAAAATAATGTAATTCAACGGCGTATCCGCTATCCGGTGTAGGAGATATTATAAAGTTATCAACATCAAACTGCCCGTAGTAACGCGGAGAACCCGTAGTGGCAGGATTAGGGTTAAACGACTGCAAGAAATCTGCGTCTTTAAAGTCTAAAAACACCTGATTGCTGTTGGAATCCGTATAAGCTAAAGAAAGAGGCGCAAGAAAGTCAGTTGGGCATGTTAGAAATTTTATTGAATCTGTCATAATGCCAGTAGAGTTTTTTTGAAACAAACTTAATTGAACGTTTTTTAAAATTCGTTCCTCAGTATTGCGAATAAACAAAGGCAAATTTCTAACAAAAGTTGCTTCGTTATTTTCTGTGTAATCCTGAATCGCTTGTTTTAATGTCGTGTATGTATAGCTCATGTTGTTACCGTGACCTCTCCTACAGACCCTTCAGCCTTCAATCTATTGCCAGTAAAACCCAAAGCATCGCCACGGTATCCAACAGGATTAAAGCCATATTGTATGGCATTCATAGCCGCTACATCAGTCTCAGGTCTAGGGTCTTTTAAGGCTTGTGGGTCTGGTCGCGCTCTTAGTGGTCGCAGTTGCGGCTCTTTACGCTCCCATTCGTCTTTACCTACAAGCAAACCGTTCCATTCCTTGCGCATATCTCGCAAACGATACCTAAAACCAGATCGGTCAGATATGCCATATGCCCACTTGCCTGTGGCGTACTTAGACATATCTGTAGTTCCTCAAGTCTGGTGCAACCCTAAATGAAGCTCTATCGCGGTCTTCATCCATAGCCCTGTTCATTTCTTCTTCATATATGGGCTTTAGTATTTGCAAACGCTCTGGCGCTCTTTTCATGGCGATATAATACGCTAAACCAGCGGCAAGACATGGATAAAACCTAAAGGGCATATCTACCGTATTTACATAAGTGTCAGCATCATCCATGCGTGTTAAAGCATCATATATAACTACATCTGTGTCATTGTCGGGCAAAGGCCACAGTTTTAAGTTTGGGGTTATTTGCCTGTCAACGAAAAACTGTGTTGGTCTTCCTGTAGTCGTTTTAGTTGGAATGCTTAGATATTCGTCCCTGCTGATTCTACTAAGCGCATAGTCGGTGCCACTTCTACGAACCACCAGAGACAAAATATCAATTACATCTGCGCTAAGATCGGTTTCACCATCACCGCTAGTAACGGTAAAGTTGCGTTGCTTGATCGTCCACTGATTCAAACCACGATTGGCCCAATCTGCAAACAAAAGATTTAATGAACGCTTTGCTGTCTTTAGGTCATAACCAGTTCTGGCTTCTAAGCCACAACGCTCAAAAGCCTCTTCGATATAATCAGCAACGTCTAGTTCAAAATCTTTGGAATTTGATAGTGCCATCTTTTAATTCCCCTTCAGGAAAACTGAGTTACTTTCCTGCGATCTCCCATGACCTTACCGCAACCGTTAGCTACTGTCTCTCCGCCGCTCATCATGCGTCTAACGGGACGTTTTCTGTAGTCGTTACTAGCCTCACCGCCCATATTCATTCCTTTTACGGGAACGCACTTGTCTTTGCCATTCTTGGTTCCAGCATATCTGTAACCTTTCCAGCATGCTTTTCCGTCTGCGCCTTTTTTCTTCATTAACATTTCCACCTTTTTCTAGCCTGACGCAAACGACTATTAGGGTCTTTTGCAGCCTTGGGAAACTTCTTCATCTGCCCAGCAGATCGTGCGCAATAAGACTTTCGCCTTTTAGCCGCTTTACTACCCGGCTTTACTTTGCCAGTAACCGCTGTTTTTAATTTGGAACCCGGATTTGCTCTTTTGTGAGCCGCAACGCCAGCTTTTGTCATTCCCGCCCCAGACTTAGTGGGACGGTAATTTTTCTTGTTTCTCTTTATAGGCTTGTCAGCCATCAACCATACTCTTTTTTCATTTTCAGAATAATGGTGTATGTGTCAGCAGAAGTATGACCAACAGTTGTAAACAGTACGTCACCATTTACCCCACTGCCAGCGTTGTTTGTTAAGCCGCCAAAAGTTGAGTAATTATGGTTGCCGCTTTGGTTTTCGCCAAGTTCAATGCAGAATACATTTGTAGTAGCGTTCCAAAGTATTTGGACCTTCATACCAATGCACTGCCACCAAATTTCCTCAATGACAACGCCCGTACAGGCGCTGCCACGTGAGTTTGCGGCTAAAGCACTTACATCAACTTTAACAACCGCTGACTCACCTGTTCCATCAGAAACATTGGTAAACTTCTGAACAACGTTTCTGTCGCCATCTATGATTATTTGTGTTGCTACAGCATCAGCCATTTCATTTACTCCTTATGTTAAATCAAGAAGCAACGTCATAGCCAAGGATTGTAATTAGCAATCTGCCTGCCGTGTAAACAGCGTTAGTTGCAGCGCCAGAGACTAAATACAAATATTGGTCAGCCACGATAGTACCACCAGCGGTTCTAGTACCCGCCGCTGCATCACCGCCGTTAATGATGATTGTTTCGGTCAAGTCACCAATGGCACCATTTTCAACACCAGTTCCTTCTGTCGCTGAGTAAAGATCAATGTCTGGATCACCACCCGCAGGGGTTTCA